CAAGTCTTTCATTACCAGGACTGTCTCCAGCAAGCGGGTTAGCAGATCGTGTCTGGTACATCCAGTTAGATATGGAGCCAGGAGAAGGCAAATCGCGCCAGCCTCGTTTCCCTTTATTATATATCATCGCTATACGATCAATATCCGATTGGGTCAACGTTGATGGATCTCTGTTGTCTCCCAGATCTTTCTGCATCAATTGAATGTCTTGCAGCGTATACGGCGATTGCGTTACAGGGTTTATCCCCACCTTATATGCTATAGAACCACCTAATTGATAACGAGGTATACGACCACCCTGTGCTGCCCGCATAACGGACGGTTGTGGTGGTCCTTGGAAGTTCGGATCAGCGGAAACAATACCTTCAGAATATTCCGATACGGCCTGCTCCGCTACCGTGGGTTGCTGACCCTGCTGCGCGGTCTGCATAGCACCGTATCGATCCCTGACCCCTTGGCGTCTGGTTATTTCGGCCACAACCAAATATCCAGGGTACGTTCCCGAAGGCTGACTCGCCTCTTTAAGTAGTTGATTATCAGAGAAATATTCTAAATCTTGCTGCTGCTCAATAATATTAGGCACTACCCTTGCCCTCTCATTGCGTTATAAAGGCCCAGGCCCTGAAGACCCATTCCCATAGCTGTCTGAAACATGCCTGGTTGTCTCGCGTAGGTCGTTTCCGAGATGCCTTGCGGTATGGGCAACCCATGAATCAGCCCCTGCTGGAAGCTCATTCTTTGCTGCGGGTATGCCATCTGTCTTTGGAAGTCCTCGTATCCGACATCAAGCATCCCTTGCTGGAATGCTCTTTGCCTTTGACCAGCGGCTTCCATATCTTGCAGACGTTCTCTCGCGAGAGCCTGCTCTTGAGCAGCCAACTGTCCTAGCGTTCCAGCTGCTCCAAGTTGCTGTTGTTGTCCAGCTAATGTAGCCGCTCTGTCTGCCGCAAGTTGTTGTGCGGCTCTGTCGTAACCAGACTGCAATCCTCTAGCCTGTATATCTCCCAACTGCTGGCCTAAATTACGCTCACGTTCCGCTTGCAGAATAGCTTCTCGATATCCACCAAGGCCACCAGACATGGCTGCACCCATACCCAAATTAGCGCCTTGTTGTTCCGATGCTCGAATGGCTTCCCTTTTTTCAATGTCGGTAACAGCTTTTTGAAAGGGAGACATATATCGACTCACTACAGCCTGATTCAATGGCTGCATTGGATTGATCGCCATATTCATAGGATCAGGCGGAGACGGAATTGGCGGAAACATTGGTGGTGGCAATACTGGCCCTGGTTGCGGGTCATAAGCTGGTGGAGGAGGGGGCGGAGGTATTGATGGTGGAGCAACAACAGGCGGGGGAGGCGGTGGTGTTGGTTGCGGAGTGATTGCCCCTGGTGGTGGACCTATATCTCCTGGTTCTGGAGCATACATAGACTCATTAATCTCTTGACCAATTCCAGGGTCTATCCCCATGCCTACATCAATCCCTTGACCAACAGGGTCTTGATCACGTCCTAAACGCCAATCCCCTATTCCAGGTCTTCTAAATTCTTCTACAGGGAAACTAGGTGGATTTGGCCGTCCTGTATTTAAATTAATGGCCGGTGGCATTACCGCAGCACCAACCATGCCTTCGCCATATTGCGGCATAGGAGGTCCATACATAGGATCGCCAGTTATGGGATCATCGTAATAGCGACCACCAGGGGCTACGCCCTCTGGCAAAGGAAGTCTGGCTGTAGCGTCAGAAGCTAAGTCACCAATTCTTCTGGCTCCGCTCACAGGACGTTGTGGTTCTCTTCCTATCCTGCCTGATCCGCTTTGAGACCCGCCGCTCATAGCGCCCATACTGCCAATGCCGCTCATACCCCCCATGCCTCCCATGTCGGACGGTATTTCTGCGCCATACATGCCAACAGGGGGCTGCGGAGAAGGAGCACTAGTAATTGGAGGTTGCGGATCAGGGGCGCTAATAATTGGAGTAGACGTAGAAGGCGCTGATGGCGAAGAACCTCCTCCGCCACCATCCATTGGACCCATACCACCGCCTGGACCCATCATTATAGGAAACGGATCAAACGCTGGAGCTGTGGGGCCGACGTTATCCAAATAGTCTTGACGCTCCTCCATTCTTTGTTCATCTGTCATTGGAGGTAGTTCAGAATAGTCGGGGGGTTGATCCCAGGGTCGTGTTTCTGCTGGTGGGCCTTCAGGCTCTGGAGCTGGAGATGGAGATGGAGATGGATAAACCGGACCTCTGCGTGGTGGTCCGCCTGGAACAGGTCCAATTTGCTGAACAGGAACTCCCATAGGGCTGCGTATAAAATTAAACCTAGGGTTAGCCATAGAAGGCATACCACCAGGAAGGCCGTAACCTCCTCCCCTCATAAAAGGTCTTCTGGGACTTTGGGGTCTCCAATAATTTCCTCTACCAGAGGCCATACGGCCAACCATTCGNGTAGCCATATTTTGCTGCATGGGCGCACCTGCGCGGGCCATGCCCATAATGCCTTCCTGCGCCTGTATCTCTGATGGAGTAAAGGGCATGATTCTTTGGCCGCCATAGGGTGTGTATCCCTGTAGGCTTTCTATTTCGCCACGACGCAATATACGTCTGGCATAAGGCTCTGCCCAAGGCGCAAGAGTTTCCTGCTTAATGACCTGTGTTTGTGGTGAACCGCCTGATCTTCCGCCCATTTAATTAAACCTCTTCTGATAAACAACGGCCTGTTTTTCCCAGTCCTCGTCTTTAATCCAATGCCAGAATCCTGGTCTTCCGAATGCCTCTACTCCTTGACAACCCGCAGCAGCGGCAAACTTTTCTAATGTATCTAAACCACCATGCACCCACTCATCCATCTTTTCTCCGCCCAGATGAACAATCATCAGAAGGTTAAGTCCGGTGTCGTAGGTGTTAATCTGAGTAACAGCACATCCATGTATGCCCATGTCCTCATCGAAAGCAATCCACAAATTTAACTGGCCGCTCATTATTTGGTGGTAAATATTTTCTATCTGATCACGACCATTGCTTCGCTTGATGGACCTTTTTAAATATTTTTCACAACCCTCCCAGCAGTAATTCACATTTTCTGGGGAGACTAAAGAGCATTCAATTGTATGCTTTGGCTCAAAGATTGCTTCCGTCATGCCACCATCACCTCTCTGCTATCAATGGGTGGTGGCTGTTCAATGCTTCCTGTTTTAGCTAGGCGAATACGATCTATCATATCGTCCAATTTGTCCGCACCTGCGGCAGAGTTTCCATCCCCTAACGCAGCAACAGCATCCGCTGCAACGATATATTCACCAGGAGAAGCTGCGGCCTCACCATCACCAACAGCAAGATCAACTCGGTCATCCATTCCTCCCGTGTCGCCAGGAATCATTCCTTCCGTGGTAACTGTTTGATTTCCACCAGACAACACCTGATCTCTGAATTGAACAAACGCTTCTATGCCAAACATCTCTATAAACTCTTGAATGACACGATCTCCCTGATCTCCAAACTGCCCCTGTATGGCAGCTCTTGTCATTTCAACTAATTGTCTATCGCCATCTGTCATTTGTTCGGGCATAACGGAAGGAGCAGCCGTCAACCTCTGATCATTAATAGCGCCACCTATATTAAATCTAGGAGAAGAGAACCTGGTAGGATCAAAAAACGGGCTTGGTGAAGGAGCGGGAGATCCAGCTATTCCCTGAAGCCCTCTTTCACCCTGAAGTCCTCTGGCTCCTGTAGCACCTGTTGCTCCTGTGAGACCTTGAATGCCTTGAAGACCTCTAGCCCCTGTAGCACCAATAGCCCCTCTAGCTCCCGTAGCGCCCATAGCTCCCGTGGCACCCGTAGCACCCATAGCTCCCGTGGCACCCGTAGCACCCATAGCTCCCGTGAAGCCTCGTTCTCCTCTTGCGCCTCTAGCTCCGGCAGCCCCCGTGGCGCCTCTAGCACCAGTCATTCCAGTCATTCCCATGATGCCTTGCTCGCCAGTGAAACCTCGTTCTCCCCTAGCTCCAGTGGCACCTGTGAAGCCTCGTTCTCCTCTTGCCCCTGTGGCACCAGTCATTCCCATAATACCTTGTTCGCCGGTAAATCCTCTTTCACCCCTAGCTCCAGTCGCTCCCATAGCACCCCTGGCACCCGTCAAACCCATAATTCCCTGCATGCCTTGTATGCCTTGTTCTCCACGAGCACCTCGCAGACGATCATCTGTCATAATCGCATTCTCTAAAGCTTCTCTAGTCATGTAAGAACTCAAGTCAACCTGCGGAGCGTTTTGCAACGCAGCAATGTCTGCCTGAATGCCGCTAGGATCAAACGGGGAATAACCAGAAATCTGTTGTCTGTTTGCTTCTATCTGAGCCTGTAATTGAGATGGATCAAACGGAGAATAACCAGCGATGGTTTGTTGGTTCTGGGCAATTTGAGCCTGCAAGTCTGCGATCTGCTGTTGTAGTCCACTGGGGTCAAAAGAAGGACCGCTCATTCCCATAGGGTCTTGTTCTTCAATTGCGGAAATTCGAGACTCCAAACCAGATGGATCAAATGGAGTGTATCCCATCGTTTGATTCTGTATTGCTTCTTGGTTCGACGCTATTTGTTCTTGCAATGCAGTGGGATCAAACCCTGGCGCATTAGATAATGCGTCTATTTGAGTTTGTAGTCCACTGGGGTCAAAAGGCGTATAGCCCATTGTTTGATTTTGTATAGCCTCTTTGATTTTGCCGCTATTTGATCTTGCAGAACGGATGGGTCAAATCCTGGCGCATTCGACAAAGCATCTATTTGGCTTTGAATTCCACTGGGGTCGAAAGGCGCATACGCCGATGCCTGATTTTCAAGCGCCTGTTGGTTTGAAGATATCTGTTGCTGTAATCCACTAGGATCAAAAGGTGAATAACCTAATTGTTGGTTTTGTATAGCCTCCTGATTTGCTGCTATTTGTTGCTGTAAGCCGCCAGGGTCGAAGCCAGGAGCATTGGACAATGCATCAATCTGGCTTTGCAGTCCGCTTGGATCAAACCCAGGAGCATTCGATAGGGCATTTATTTGAGACTGTAATCCGCTGGGATCAAAACCTGGAGCATTAACTAAANCGTCAATTTGACTTTGCAGTCCGCTTGGATCAAAAGCACCATACTGCTGTGCTCCTCCTATTTCCGTTTCTTCTGGCAAGGGAGTTTCCGCTCTTTCTCTTGCTTCTCTTTCTTGCCATGTCTCCACACGTCTTGCCCAAGGATTTTCCCTTCTCTCATCTGGAGTGGGCTGCCTATCAATCTGCTGCCCTATGTCATAAACCATGCCATCCAACAAGCTGTCAGGTCTTGTAGAGTCGGCAGGATTTCCAACCTCGGCCATCGTATCTTGAATAAGACCAAAAGACGGATTGAGATTAGTGAAGTATGAATGCTCTGGATCTATACCAGGAAGATAATAGGTATACGGATTTTCATACTGTCTCGTTAATTCTGGAGGCAAATAGTGTTGTGCTTGTTGTCCAAATCCGAAGCCAGGATTGTATTGAGGTGTGTATGAATAACTATACGGATCATGGTACGAAGACATATAGGGATCATTTGGTACATACGGATTTAGCATGTATCCAGAGTAAGGATCATAACCACTATAGCTATAAGGATCATAACCACCATAACCATAAGGGTCGTACCCGCTATAACCATAGCCATATGGGTCATATCCATAAGGATCATACCCATAGGGGTCATACCCGAAGTAACCGCCTAAACTAGGCAAACCGGACATATATCCACCGTACTGGTGTCTTTGAACCGCGCCTGCTTTTAGTTTGCTGTTATCAGCCAACGATGCCTCCCTGCGGGCCATAACGCCTGCTATATATATTAGACAAAGGAACTAACTCTGGAGATTCAGCCGCATATCTTCGTCGCTGCTCCTCCTCTTCTTGTTGCTGTCTAGCTACCTGCTCCTCCCATAAGCGCAAAGACTCAGCGGAAGCCTGCCCGCTCATGCCCCCCATCAAAGGCATCATGGCTTGGGGTGTTTGCATTTGAGCTAATAGATCCCCTGGGTTCCTCAACCCTTCTCTCAACCCCTCCGCTCCCCAATTTTGTCCCGTTGCCTGAAAGCCAGACTTTGCGGCGTCAGTCAGGCTGTTAGCCAAATTAACTTGAGCTGACGGAGAAACTCCTTGAGACGCTAAAGCTACCTGCTTGGCCTCACTCCAAGGCAAACCGGATGCCGAACCTCTAGGGTTAACTTGCCACCCAAAGTTTTCAGCTAACGGGGTTCTCGCTCCAGGGGAACCGGCAATACCAGGAATTGCTTGTGCATTAATACCATCCCTTGTTGCCGCTGTCTTTAAGGCATCGGAAACAAGACTGTCCGCCGTTCCAGCGGCGACCTGATCGCCAATTTGGCTTTGCACTGTTTGCGCCAAAGCATCTTTTGTCGCTGCTTTACCAAGCTGACCCAATCCCTTTCCAATACCATATCCGGTCAGACCAGACATTAACCCCTGCTTGAAATCACCCGTCCTTGCCCACTCAGCAAGCCCTCCTCCAAGAGCGCCAGCAATACCGGAGTGCGCTCCAAGCCAAGCGCCTGCTCCACTTAATGCGCCACCAGCACTGCCTATAGTGCTTAATGCCGCCGGTAACGCTGTAGTGGAAAACATGCTAGCTAACATGGGCAGCAAAAAGGCATACGCTTCTGGCTGTCCAGTTTCTGGGTTTCTTGTAATAGGCATAATACTCGCTAACCCAGCCACTTCCGCTGGGTTGACGTGCATTAGCATTGAGTCACCATAACGACCAGCTTGCGCTAATCGTTCAGCTTGTGGTTGTAGTGGATATCCTGGCATTTAAGTTGTCTCCACGCCGAATAAATTAAAAGATAGATCGACTGCGCTAGCGTATACCGTTACCACGTCCGCTTGATTCAATGTGATACCTATCACATGCGCGTCCGTTGATTTAGCCGCCAACGCTTTGTCGTAAAAAATATACTGCTTGTCATCCGCACTAGCACCGGCCACTCGGATCGAGACCCGATAGGTGACACCAGAAGCCGTCCTATTACAAACGACCAAAGAACTTACCGTGGTTAATGTGAGATTCGGAACTGTATACAGTGTTGTTGCTGTCGTTGCGGATGGATCTAGTTGACCTAGAACCTTAATAGCATCAGCCACTTGAAGCCCCCATGAGCAAAAACTGATGTCTCCGCATAGAAAGCGTAGACGGCTTACTCTTTAAGTTTTCTACCACTGTTATTTCGTTGTACGCCACATCGATCATTTGCTCAATTAATGATCGAGCAACCGCCTCATTAGGTTGAGCGTACTCACCATCAGCCACAGGCAAAGGAATAATTGCTCTTTGCGCCATTAGCGCCTCCCGTCTTGTCTCATATCCAACCGAAAGCTACCCAAGCGCCATCCATATCCAGAGCCACTGCTTTGCACTCTCATAACCGCTTGCCTGGTTCTTGCTCTAATAAAATTTTGTGATGTGCTGTTAGTCACAGCAGAGGTTGATAACGTGGTTAACGTGTCCAAAGAATAATCTCTGCCCTTAATAAGAACACTCACCTCGTCATCACCACCTTCATCTTTAAACCGAACATCGGGAACCATACGTTTCAAAAACATAAAGTTATCTCCGTCTGGTTCTAAATCAAAATCGGCAGACTCTATGTACGCAGTCATAGCAGACCCATCATCATCGTGACCGTCTTCATGTACATACAAATAATTATTGGTTGCCGCAGCTAACGGTTTTTTCTTCATGTGGGCTTCAATCCACGCCGTTCTAGGCATCGTACCGATGCTCCAGCTGTTTTCGACGTAGTTATAAATAACGTAACGATCAATTTCATCTGAGGAGGAAGAGGGGTAAAACCACATAACCTCGTTAAAATCTATATTGCTGGTTCCAAAACATTTAAACGACTGGCCAAGATTGATATTTGAATACACATAATCCAGCACAGTACATGGCAACGCTTGGACCGCACCGTTGTATATGTAAAATCCACCACGATCCATAAAAAACACGGCGTTGTTTGCGTTAATGGCTGCCTTTGGACTAATCATGGATACGCCTTCCACGATCTGGTTGAACGTAAAAATAAACGGAGCGCCACTAAAACGCATTGAATGCATGCCTGCATCCGTCCACACAATAACTTCCTGGCGGGTTCTTAAAGCCCCTATGATTTCAGAGCCACCACTTAACGTAACCCCGCCTGCCGTATTGGTTGAACTGGGCGTCCAATCGCCCGCCGATTCCTGATCAGACCATCGAATGTGCATTGGGTCTAAAGTGCTGCTTCCTAAAGCGTTCACCCCGAAGCATATAACGTGACGATCAATATCAGAGATCATTACCTGAAACGCTTTAGTGGGGGCGTCAGATGCATCACCTAATGCTGATAAAGCCGTAGCTCGCGATGATGTACCAGCACTTTGATCCCAATAATAAATGCCTCCCATTCTGGGGTTTATAACCAGATCATCTCCGAAGTTGTCCTGCGACCACATGCGAAGCTGGTTGGTGTCGTCTAATGATGTCGCTTCTCCGAATGTGCCAGAACCCCAAGCTCCAGCACCCCATCCTGTACTGGTTACATACTCATCCAATCCAACATTAATCTGATAAGCACCAACCACGCTGCTTCCACCATTGCCACTGTCGCTGCTGTTAGCCGTAACCGTGCTTCCAGAAGTATCTTTAGCAATAATCTTGTAGGAGTTCGCGTTTACGATACTATCAATCTGATATTCCTGGTTGAGCACGTTAGCAATTATTAATCCCCCCAAACTCGCAGCCCCAGAAAATGTCACAAAATCATTTTTTACAGCGCCATGTGAGGCGTCAGTAACTGTAATAGTTGACGATCCATTAGAAGCAGAAAAAGTTACATCTCCAGCCGATGTGGTGGCCCGCAACGGCGTCACATCGTTATACGACGTTCCGTCGTTTATATAAAACTTGAGATGCGTTCCCAGACCAACGTATTCAGTACCCGATTTTGCCGCATAGTTGTATAAAGAACGGCATGTTCCAAGAAATGTATTCTCGTTGTATTTAGTCCATCCGCCTATTTTCTCAGGCAGACCCGAACGAAAACGCATCTTGTCAGCATCAAACCAGCCGCCTTCGCTGCTGTATTCGGTGCCTTCCCGATTGATGCCTGATCGAAAGCTGTACTTAACGAGCGCCACGTATTCTAGTACTCCCCTGTTCTAATCATCTCGGCCAACTCAGTCGCTCTATTCCCTACTTGATCTGCCCAGCGACTGTCTAAAAATTGCTCACTGGCTTCTTCCCAATCATTTTCTGCCATAGCACTCAAAGCTTTTTTAAACCCTCTTAAACGGGTTTGACCCAAATTAAAGCTAATGTCNACCATNCAGTCTCGACGNACATCATCTAANCCAGAGAACCANTCATACTCGTCACGTAATTCTTTTTCTACCCGCTTGATATCATTTTCTAGTAAATAATCTATTTCATCGTCTGATAATCCGAGACCTTTAGACGCCCCGTTATCTCCAGGGTCCACATTGCGACCAACGCCAATTGTCCAAAAGTTTTGTGAACACATGTACGCATGACTCTCCACACCTTCNTGTCTTCTTAGCATCTCAGTCAGTCTGCTCATCGTCTTCCTGTCTCGCTTTATCTGTCTCTCGATAATATTCAATGATCGAAAGCACTTGCTAGAATATATCTTTGAACCTGTGCCACATTGTTACTGAGGTTCTCGTACCCCTTCGTTGTCAGTGAGTACCATGCATTGACTGGTGCCTCTCCTGCTTTTAAATCGTCTAGATACTCTTCCATTGTGTCCGGTGTCAGTATCTTCCATTCCACGGGAACTGACTTGACTGCCATTGGTAACGGAGGGTGATACATTGGAGCTGGCTTCTCAATCGTCACCACCTCGACCGGCTTTACTTCCGGCGGAGTAAACCGCGACTTGCCCATTAAAGAGCAACCGCAACTAACTAGGATCAGCAGTATCGCTAATGTCTTCTTCATCAAACTGTTTTGGGTCGGTCAATGTTTCCAAATCTGCAAAGACCTGGGCCGTTCCTCGATTCACCACTCTTTCCACCAGACCTGGCTTGCGTATAGACAACATATCTAAATCATGTCGTGCAAACTTATTGCGTAGCTCTTCTACCTTTTCGTTGGCTTCATTATTTGCCACCGTTAGATTCTGAATCCTTTCTTGTGATGCTTTTTGTTCTGCAAGCGCCTTCTCGATCTGCTCATTCTGTGTAGCTATAGCGTTCTCTAAACGTTGCTGATTGTCCATCGATTGCTGCAACTGCGTAGCCATTGCTTCTTTCTCAGCTTGAGACTTATCGTAGTACATCTTAAATGCACCACCAATAACCACAAGGGCAACCCCAAGCGCCGCGCTAATTTGCCACACTACCACTTCACCTTATTCGCCCAATACGCCGCCGACATTTTACCTTTCTTAATGTTCTTTCCATGTCTGGCTTTAAAGGATTTCCTACGCGCTTTTTGTTTGGCTGACTCCCCAGCCTTGGGTTTTCCAGCAGTCTTTACGCCCTGCTGCCCAAAACGAATAAGTTTTAACGTATGTCCCTCCTGCGCCAAAACCATATGCGATTTAGTGGGATGACTGGGTGTACGCTTTGGCTTATTAACTCCTTGCAAACTATGCTTTTTAATCAGATTTTTTCTTCGCGTCTCATGCGCCACAACCTAATCTCCTTTCAGAGTAAACACCTTTAAAGGCTCGCTCTTTCCTTTTACTTGTATTCCATCTACATACTCAACCCAGTCCGGTTGGTATTTTGCTGTATTTTCACCCATAAGTATCCAGTGATCATAGTTGCGTGTCTGACCTTCGAGGCGGCTTGCCACGTTGACGGCATCCCCCAGCACCGAGTAATCGAATCGACTCTGGCTTCCCATNTTTCCCACTACACAGGGG